CCATGACTTTAAATAGTGCCAATAATCTTAATTTATACACTAATGAAATCATAAATTTATCAGCTTCGAATTCCATTAATTTTGCTTGCCCTAATCAAATTTTTACCTTTTCTAATGGAATAAAGTCTGGTATGGGTGGTCCATACGTTACTATATATAATCCAGGTAACGGCAATCCACAATATCTTAGTACACCTACATCTTCAATAAAATACAAAGAAAATATTTTACCATTAGAAGAAGATAGATATAATATAGAAAATTTTATGAAATTAAAACCAATACAATACACTAATAAACAATCTAAAATAACCGAGTTAGGTTTTATTGCTGAGGATTTTGATGAATTAGGATTGAAAGAACTAGTATATTATAAAGATAATGATATTGAGTATCTATACTATGAAAGATTAACTTCTTTTATTGTGAAAATAGTGCAAGAACAACAAAAAAAGATTGAAGAGTTAGAAGATAAAATAAGTAGTATGAACCAAAATGTTTAATTAAATGGTTAAAAATAACGCATTTTTGCTGAACTTTTTATAAAAGAATATATAAAAAATTGATTATGAAATAGTATTAAAAATTAAAGTATAATTAAATATAATGGAACTTTCAAGAGAACAACAAATTGCATTTGATAAATATGTTCGAGGTAATAACATATTTATTACAGGTCCTGGTGGTGCAGGAAAATCGGCATTAATAAAAATGATATATCAACATGCGTATGCAAGATTTAAAGATATTCAAGTAACAGCTCTTACAGGCTGTGCTGCTGTCTTGTTAAATTGTAAAGCAAAAACATTACATTCATGGGCCGGTATTGGATTAGGGAATGGAACAATAGAACAACTTGTTAATAAAATTAAAAAAAATAAATTTTCAAAGGCGTTATGGAAAGGAACAGATATTTTGATAGTGGATGAAGTTAGTATGCTTTCTCTCAAATTATTTAATACATTAAACGAAATTGGTAAAGCAGTAAGAGGAAATTCAAAACCATTTGGTGGAATTCAACTCATATTTTCAGGAGATTTCTTTCAATTACCGCCTGTTGGCGATAAAGAAGAACCAGATACGCAACGTTTTTGCTTTGAAAGCGATGATTGGAATTCAGTATTCCACCGTGACTGCCAAATTCAGTTAGTAAAAATTTTCCGCCAAACAGACGAAATTTATTCAACAATTTTAAATCAAATTCGGGAGGGTAAAATTAAGCGCAAGTCCAACGATTTACTCCTTCAATATGTAGGGCGTCCTTTTGCTGAAAATTTGGTAGCCGAGCCTACAAAGTTATATCCTACAAGAAACAAAGTAGAAAACATTAATAATACAAAAATGGCTTCTCTTCCTGGTGAAGAAAAAGAATTTAATATTAAGTATCTAAAAGATTTGGAGATGACTAAATCGGATAGAGTGAAACGGCTTGAATATACAGATAAAGATATCCAATTGGAATTAGATTTCTTAGCCAGTAACTTAATTTGTGATAAAGAAATGAAATTAAAAGTTGGTTCGCAAGTGATGTGTGTTGTAAATATTCAGTCTGATACTGGTATTGAAGTTTGTAATGGAAGTCAAGGAATTGTTATTGAATTTTGTAGTATTACTGGCGCGCCTCGTGTTAAATTTAATAATGGAATTGAAAAGACAATGACGCGACATACATGGATAAGTGATAAAATTCCTGGTATTGGCGTATCGCAAGTGCCGCTCATTTTAGCGTGGGCATTAACAATACATAAATCTCAAGGTGCAACTATGGATGCAGCTGAAATTGATGTTGGAAGCGGTATATTTGAATGTGGACAAACTTATGTAGCGTTGTCCAGAGTGAAGAGCTTAGATGGATTATATTTGACATCATTTGATGCAAAAAGAATACGAATTAGTAAAAAAGTGAAAGATTATTATGAATCACTTGTATTATATCATATGTCGAAGGAAACGAACGAAGAAGTATATGTACCACTTGTAATTGCGGAACCTATTCCTGTTGCAGAACCAATTACAAATGAAAATCCATTTACAAATTTTAAATACCAAGAAGCTCAAGCAGAATTAGCTGAAGAAACCTATAACGATGAACCTGTATCTACAAGTGATGTAAAGATTGTTAAATTTAATCATTAAATTTGTAAAGGTGTGATAATAATAGTTTTTAGAATTTCCAATGTATTTTTATTTACTCTAATTGTTCCGAGAGTTTTAAATATTTTATTATATGTTTCTTCATCTACTTCAAAGTATTTAATAAAATCGCAACAATAAGCACCGATAATTGGCTCGATAAGTTCATAAAGTTCTTTAACGGCTTTATCAAATTTGCATAACTTATTCATATTCAATAGTAAATCGCAAAATTTTTCTCTCCTCTTAGCCATTTCAGAATTATATTTACTAATAATTTCTTCTTCGAATTTTGCATTCTGAATTTCGTGTTCTCTTACTTCTTGCATACTTATATAAAGTGCTTCTGATAGTTCTCTGTCATAATTGTCTTCGATGTTTTCTATTAATTGTTCTCTCTTTATTTCATCTGGAAGGCGAATTTCTTCTTCAAAACAATCTGTTTCATTAAAAGATGAATCCATTTTATTATATAATTTCTTTTATATTGTAATTATTAAATCATTTTTTTTTTAAAATAAAATTGAAATAAAATACTTTAATATTTATAAAAGTATTCGACTATAGAATAACTCGCAAAAATAAAATGCTGAATAATGTTTCATTTCCAGAAATGTTCGGAAACAATGGTTATAATGATAGGAATATCTCTAATAATGACGATCATGATATTAGAGCAATTCATAATAGATATGATACATTTCCAGTTACCGAAAGAAATGCGAAAATTTGCATTGAAAATGACAATACCGAAAATGACGTTAATATAAATATATTTAGATACAAATTTACACACGAACTTACGAATGAATTATTTAAGTTTTCAAAAATTCATCAATACGATCATCGTAAAGACTTTAAGGAAGCTTGGAAAGTTTGGTTGGAAGAAAATGAAAGAATTGTGGAAGAAGAAGTGACTAGATTAACAAAGTTAGGTTACGATGGTGACGTTCTAGAAAAAATGTTTAAAAGTGCACGTTACTATTTTAGAAAAAAAAGCACTGAAAAAAAGGCACCAACAAAAAGGCGCGATTACATAGGCGTGAATAAGGCTTTACTCGATGCTATGGATAAACATATAAAAACTAATATAACAACTATAGCAGACTTCAAGCCTTCTGATGGATTTGACGAGTTTTGTAACAAAAACAAGGAATTATTGAGAGAAGAAGTGAATAATCTATGTAAAAATGGTTTTACGGATTCAACCGAAATTAAAAATAAAATAAAGAAAACCTATAAAAATAGGTATTTCTTATTTATCAATAAGTAAAAATAATAAAAGGAAAATAATTTATTAAGTAAATGAATACAAATATTACAATATCAAATGCAAATAAACATTTTTTTATAAATTCAGAAAAATACAAATATGAAGAAAATAAAAAAAAATATAAAACAAAATTAGTAAATCATTGTTTTTATACTATTAATGAAGCTAATATAAGCGACAAAATAAAAAAGATACGATATTATTCAAATAATTTTGCAATTATGGAAGACTATGATTTTGTAGATATAAGTCAATTAACTAATAAAACTATTGAAAAACTTAATTTATCTAATGATAATCAGTATTTAATTTTTAAATATAAAAATGAAAATTTAATTAAATTCAATGATTTTTTACTCAATATTTACAATCCGAAATTGTTTATTTTTCATACTATTGAAACATTTTCCTATCTTTTAAAGAGTTTGGTTGAATTGAACGACAATAACATTTGTTTTTTTAATTTATCATCGCAAAACATAGTTTTAAATTTGGATTGTGGAGAGAAACCAATACTCCAAAATTTTCAGTTAAGTTTAAATATTTCCAAGTTAAATGAAAATTATATAACAAATATTATAAAAAAATTAGAGGATTATACGCATAAACCATTAGAAGTGCATATTTTATTTTATCTTATAAAAAATGACATTTCTACTATTTCATATTCATTTATTGAAGAAATAACCGAAGTTTTTATAAAAAACTTAGACATTTTAAATCTTTTTTCGGATAATTATAAGGAAACTTATAAAATAACATGTATTGAATGTTTAAAAAAATATATAAATAAACCAAAATCATACATTATTATGGATATTTTAGAGTATTATGATAAATGGGATGTATATAGTTTAAGTCTTTTATATATTCACATTTTTGGTAATATTTCAAGAGTTTTCTCTCTAAAACAAAATTTTATAAGTAAAATTATAAATGAACTTACTAAAAATATTTCACCAGACCCTTTTAAAAGGAGTAGTCTTGAAGGTTTACTGGAAAATTATGAAAATATACTAAATAATGAATATAATTGGTCATTTGCGAATAACTTATCATTTAATAAGATGTCTCAATTAATTGATATTTTAGGGAAATAATATTAATAATATCAATAATATAAAATATTGTATAAACATTTCATATTATTTAATGTCTTCTATGTTTACGAGTTCCAGCCACCATATATTTTTTTGATTTTTTGCTTCCTTTTTTATTTTTTTTACTTTTTATAACACCACTAGCAGAACTTCCCATTTCGTTTTTACGTTTGCTTGCATCTTTTAATGCTTGTTTAAATTCGTAATCGGGATCAGTTTTTTTACCTTCGTGGTAAACTTTGCTAACGAATTTATTCCATGGACTAAGCGCTCTACCTCCTTTCATTATATATTACTTAAAGATAAAAACAAATACTTCTAAATCAAATTAAAATTGTATTGCGATTTTTTTTTATTTTTTAAACAGTGTATAATATAATGGAGCCTAATTTTGACCTAGATATCAATAATTATACCACTAATGATTTATTAAGTTTTTTTAAATTAGATAATAATTATACACTTGATGATTTGTCAGATAGAGAGAAAGATATATTAAATGAAATAACAAAGGCAAATTCAAAATATGCAAATAAATATAAATTTGATATAATTAATTTTATTAAATCTGCCAAAGAAAATTTAATAAGTTTAAAACATGAAATAGAAACAACAAATGAAATAAATAAAAATATAAAAAAAGAGGTTTCATCTTTCTTACATAAAGGTAGAGATGATACAGTTGGAAGAATAATAAATCCTTTGTCTACACATCCTGCTATGGAAACAAACATAAATCCTCCAAATGACATAGATGGTTACAGATATAATACAACTACTTCTGTATACGTATTTAATACATTGGCGAGAAATGATTTTCTTGCATCGACATCTTCAGATTGTAATTTTGATTTACCTCTAATATGGAATAATGTTATTCAAATTTCGCTTTCATCCGTAAATATACCTAATGTAATGTTTGCTTTTAATTCTGATTCAGGAACAAATCAAATATATATAGAAGAAGATGGGACAGGTATTTCAGGTATTGTTACTATACCAAATGGTAATTATATACCATGGTCACTATCTATATTAGCACCAGTTTTACCAATTACCCAAGCAAGTTTTCCTGATGCATTAACACAAGCAATTAATAGTCAGTTAGGAACAGGTAACAGATTTTCAGTAACTTTTACACCATCAAATTATTCCATGACAATTACAAATTCAACATATTCATTTACAATGAATACAATAATAAAGGATCCGAGTGAAGTGTGTAATTCTTACTCTACTTATTTTAATAATAATTTTGAAAGCACTAATATTAATAATAAATCTAAAATAACTACGTCTAATTATGTGCAAACAATGGGATATCTTATGGGATATAGAGAAGTATATTATACTGGTAGTCAAAGTTACACTACTGAATCAACCTTTAATAATACTTATTCTGATTATTTATATTTTGTTTTAGAAGATTATACTGGATCACAAACTACTAGTAATACATATGGTATTTTAGGTGGTAGTATGTTGGCACAAAATATACTAGGTGTAATACCTATAAATAGCAGTTTATTTTCAACAACATTTGATAATAATGCTAATTTTATTTATAAAAAAAGAGAATATTTTGGTCCTGTTAATATATCAAGAATTTCGATAAAATTATTAAATCAAAAAGGAAATATTGTTAATTTGCGCGAAAATGATTTTAGTTTTTCACTCCAAGTGAAAACAATTTATAATCTTACTAAAACGAGTGTTCCTGGTTTGAGAGGTTATGGAGTTTTTTAAACTGTATAAAAAATAAAATTGAAATGAATATAAAGAAATAAATAGAAGATATATATATATTACAAACGAAAAATGGTCAAGAACGTAAGTGGTGGTAATAAAGCTAAGGGTTTTGCTCGTAAAAACTTTGTAAAAAAAGATAGCCCATTGCGAATTTCTGAAGATGAATTAGAAGTATATGCACAAGTTACAAAAGTACATGGTGGAGCGATGTGTCAAGTCACAACTTTAGACGGTGCTAATTTACTCTGTCATATTAGAGGAAAGTTTAGAGGTCGCGGTAAGCGTGACAATTTTATTGGAAACGGAACATGGCTTTTAGTTGGATTGCGAAATTGGGAAAAAGAACCTGCACCTGGAAAATTATTGAATTGCGATGTAATTGAGGTATATAATGACGCAGATAAAATTAGACTTAAAAATAATATTACTACTGAAAATTGGACACCATTTATTAATTATGATATTAAAAACGTTCATACATCTGAAAGTTGCGAAGACGATGGAGGTGACATTGAATTTGCTGACGAAAAAACACAGGAATATCAGGAGCTAATTGAAGCGCAAGTAGCTGCAGCACAAGAAGGTAAAGGTGCAACACTTACAACTGATGACGGCGAAGAAATTGATGTAGATGATATTTAATAAATAAATATTTGATAATAAAAATAAATTTATGTATAAATTTCTATTATATATAAATTTTTTATTCTTTCTTACTATTTGCCTTGTTAATATTTAAAGAAATATAAAATCCAACCGCTGCTAAAATCATATAAATTATAGAATCTCTATTTGGTCCATTTGGTCCATTTCCAAATGAAAGTGGTGGTTTGTTATATGTTTTCATCTTTCGAGTTATAATCTTATTATAATTTTGTTGTCTATTTTTTAATGTAGATATTATATACTTTTTTTTATTATTTACAAAGTTCTCTCTATTAAGTTTAGAATTTTGTAAGAATAGTATCAAAATTCTGTTATACATTGTGGTTGAATATAAAGTATGCTTTATTTACAACAATAAAATATAGTCAATTTTTTTAGTATTTAACATAAAAATAAATGCGACCTCCTGTATATATATATAAGATTGTCTTGCAATTTTTAAGGGGATGTCTAACGAAATTATTGCTGATAGGAGGTAATTATTATTAAATATATATCTTTAAATACTTTATTTCTAATACTAATTATCTATAATAACACAAATTGAAATATATTATATTAAATAACAATTTAAATATATAGTGCTATATAATTGTATATATTAACAGTATACGGAATATATAAATGAGTAATATTTTCAAGAAGAATTCTCGTTTCGCAGCACTAGCTGATGAAATTAAAGAGATAAAAAAAAATAATGAAAAACAGAAAAATACAAGTGGAAAACAGAAAAATAAAACGGAAAATACAAATATAACTACAGAAGGAAATATATTTAAAACAAATTATTACGATAAAATACCTAAAAGAAATTATGAGAGTAGAAGTATTAATCAACAAAATGATAGAAAATTAAGTGAAGAACGTTTAGAAAAGAAAAGAGAAAAAGAACTAGAAGATAAAAGGAAGCAATTATTATCTTCAGAAAGTTTTCCAGAATTAATTACAAATAAAAGTGAAAACAAATTGTTATCAACTATGAATTATTTGAATAAATTAAAAACTGAAGGCAATGAAAGTATAAAAAGTAGTAAAAATGAATTGGATTTGGAATACGAAAATTTAAAACCAGGATGGGCTGTTGCAAAAAAAGATCTTGTTACTGGAAAAATTATTACAAAATATAAACCATCATTAAATCAAGCTCCCAGAGAAAAAACGCAACAAGAAATAGGTTTAGACATAATTAATGCTTTAGTTGAATTGCACGAAAAAAGAAAAGAAGAATATATAAATATGTGGGGTTATGATACATGGGAAAAAATGTATAGATTTCCAAATTATGATTATGATTATTTCAACAAGTTGGATGAATTGTATGAAGAAATGGAGGATGAAGAAAGCGACAATGTGAATTCAGACAATGATATGTATTATTAATTAGTTAAATATAGTAATGTATTATATCTAGATTTTATAATATATTATGGATATTGATTATAATAAATTAGACGATGATTGGATAAATAATTTTGAAAAAACGGATAAATTATATGAAGATTTTTATAAAAACGATTTATATTATATAAATCTAAAAATTTTGTATATTAATAGAGAAAATGAGATTGAAAAGATAAAACAAGAGCCATTTTTAATGTCAAGGCCAAATTACATTTATAGAGAAGAAATACTTCAAATACTTAAAAATTCTATTATTGACGGTGATAGAAGATATTCATTATTATCAATATTAAAATATAATATAACTTTAGATTCAGAAGATGTAAAAAACTTTGTATTAAATCCAAATGAAGAGAGAAATTATTTAAAAGTTATAAAAAATATTGATGCGATACCTCTAGAAAAAACAATAAATATGTTACATGATTTAAATGACATTATTTTTATATTTTATGAAAAATCAAAAGAACTTAAAGAGGTCAACGCTAATAGTTCTACCAAAAAGATTTACTTGCGTTCTTTAAGTAGTAATAAAAAAACAATTAAAAAACAATATAAAGACTAATAAACAATATATATAATCATAATGGCAGCACTCATCAACGCACTCGATAATAGCACTCCAATTCAATACGGTGAAAATGGTCACACAGAATTTAGTTGGTCTAATTCAATTCAAGAAAAAATTCTACAGTTTAATTTTCAAGTAACTAGAACTAATGATAACGGTGCTGCTCTACAAGTTGTTTTAAGAGACCTTCTTATTAAACTTAAGCATTTGACTAGTAGTGTTTCACTTCCTGATAGAGAAGTTGCTAAGGGTTATCTTTCTATTTTGTATAGAATGATTGGACAGACCCGTGATATTATTGACGGCAAAGGAGAATACGCACTTGCTTATATGATGATTCATACTTGGTACGAATTTTATCCTCTTTTGGCCATATTCGCTGTTAAGTGTTTGGTTGACCTTGGAGACAAGAAAATTCATCAATATGGATCTTGGAAGGATTTAAAGTATTTTTGTGAGTATGTAAAAACTCGAGGCGGAAGTGTTCATCATCCTTTGGTTCAATATTCGATTGAACTACTCAACAATCAGCTGCGTAGAGATACTGTTGCTTCAAATGAAGAGCTTAGTTTAGTTGCCAAGTGGATACCTAGAGAGAAGTCTAGTTTTGATTGGCTTTATGAATCTCTTTCTTGTGATTACTTCTCTGAGTTTATGAATACTGCTAGTAAGCCTCAACAAAGAGAAAAGGCTATTAGAAAGTGTAAGATGCAGTATCGTAAGCTTTTGTCTGAACTTAATAGAAAAATTGAAACCACTCAAGTTAAGCAATGCGGTAAGGACTGGGCAAGTATTGACTTTAATAAGGTAACTTCTATTACGCTTGCCAAGCAGAAGAAGGCTTTTTTGAATGTCAAAAAGGATGGAACTACTAGATATGCGGATGACCAAGATCGTGTTGACTGTGCAGAGCATTTTAAGTGTCGTATTAAGCAGGCAGCCGCAGGTGAAGTGGAAATGAAGGGTAAGAGAGTTGGAATGGTTGATTTTACAAAGCAAGCATTTGAGCTTATTCAAAGGAAGCAAATGTCGCTTTCGCCTTATACAACTGATAATACCGAAGAAAGAGCAAATATTCAATTAGAGATTGATTTGCTTAACTCTCAGTGGCGTGATAATGCTACCCAAACTGGAGCATTAGGTAAGATGATACCTATGGTAGATGTTTCTGGGTCTATGGATGGCGACCCTATGCATGTGGCAATCGCGCTTGGATTACGTATCGCTGAAAAGTCTCTTCTTGGTAAGCGAGTAATGACCTTCAGTGCTAAACCAACTTGGGTAAATTTAGATGGATACGATAATTTCGTTGATCAAGTTTCCATTGTTAAACACGCTGAATGGGGTATGAATACAAATTTACACGCGGCTTTTGACACTATTCTTGACACAATTATCCAAAATAAGCTAACTCCTGAGGAAGTTCAGGATATGGTGCTTGTTATCTTATCAGATATGCAAATTGACGCTGGCGATAGATGTGATAAGAAAGTATTGTATGACACAATTAAGGCGAAATATGATGTGGCTGGTGTTCGATTGCATGGGCAACCATTTAAGCCTCCTCATATCCTATTTTGGAACTTAAGAAGCACAAGTGGGTTCCCTTGCTTGTCAAACCAGCCGAACGTTTCAATGATGGCTGGCTTTAGTCCTGCTCTATTGAATTTGTTTTGTGAGAAAGGGTTAGATGCTTTGCAATCTTTTACTCCTTGGTCTGTGCTTGAACAAAGCTTAGAAAATGAGAGATACAAAATTATGAGTGATTATTTTAACAGAGAAATTTAATTATAAATTTAATTATAAATTATAATTTATTTTTTATGTATATAAAAATAAATGATAAAAATGCACATTATCAACAAACAAAATGAAGAGGAAAAAAAGGTTCTAAATGAATTAAGTAAAACTCTTAAGATACCATATCCAATGAAACCAAGTTATAATACAATTATTCCAAGATATATATTTCAAACTTGGCAGTCTAAATTTTTACCACCTTTAATGGATATATCGATTAAATTAATTAAGTTTTTGAACCCAAAATTTAAATACTTTTTATTTGATGATAATGATTGTCGCAATTTCATAAAAAGACATTTTAAACACGATGTTTTATGGGCATACGATTCTCTCATTCCAGGGGCTTATAAGGCAGATTTATGGAGATACTGCGTTCTTTTTATACATGGAGGCATTTATTTGGATATTAAATATACTCCATTAAACGGATTTAGATTTATTAATTTAACTGAAAAAGAACATTTAGTTTCAGATATAGATAATGTAGGTATTTATAATGCTTTAATGGTTTGTTTACCTAAAAATGAATTATTATATAAAGCCATTCGACAAATTGTTGAAAATGTTAAAACTAAATTTTATGGTGATAATTTTTTAGAGCCTACAGGACCCAGATTATTATCTAAATTTGTTTCAACTAATGATAATATAGTTGATTTAAGACATGCTGAATTAAATGGTAATAATAATTTTAGAGTTATTTATTTTAATAATATTCCTATACTTAAAAGCTATAATGGACATTCTGTAGAGAGAGATAAGTATTCAAAGAAAAAACATTATTCGACATTATGGAACCAGAGACAAGTTTATTTATAAATATTTCTAATTTCCCATAATTTATCATATCTTTGTGTATTACTATTATTATAAGCAGTAGTTCTTTCATGATTATATTCCGGATATTCTGTCGAAATTATAAATCTATTTTTGTAAATAATATAACCTCCGCCTTCGTAATGTGTTATGTCGACATTTATGGGTAATTTGTTCTCTATAACAACAGAACCCAACATTTTTGGACCGGTTGGAGATAATGGAGTTGCACCATAAAATCTATTTTGCACATTATGAACAATTCTTCTTATACATTTAAATAAAAAAATGTTACCTTTTTTACATGCCATTAATGCATTGTATACAGAGCAAGGAGGTCTGTCTTTTACAAAATGTTCTTTTTCAGTAAGCTCAATTAATCTGAAACCATTTACACAAGAAAATTTAATATCCATATAAATTCCACCATTAATGAATAATACACATAATCTCCATAAATCGGCTTTATACGCGCCTGGAATGAGTGAATCATAGGCCCGTAAAACATCGGGTCTAAAATGGTTTCTAATAAACTCTCTACAATCATTATCGTCAAATAAGTGATGTCTGAAACGTGGATTTTGACTTTTTAATAATTCCACTCTTTCTCTCATTTTTGCAGGCAAATCTTTTGTATACCATGTTTGATAAATATCCAATGGTATTACTGGATTGTAATCTGGTTTAAAAAATATATATGGTCTATTATAAAATTTTGCTTTATCTATTTTTAACTTTTTTATTTTACTATTTCCATTTGCTAATTTTAACATATAAATGATATAATATAAATAAATTTAGATTTTATCTTAATGTTAATATATTTTATACGTTTTTTATATAATTTTTAAATAATTATTTATACTAATGTTAGTAAACAAAAGAGAACTAATAAAAAAACAACAGCAAAAACAAGAGCAAAAACAACAAGAATTCCAAGATAGTCTAAAAGAAAAAATCCAAAATAATATCAAAATTATAAATTATAATAACTTAATTAAACCTTTTGTTTTTAAAAAGATGTATAATACTATTATACCTTTGCATTTATATACTTGTTGGCACACTAAGGATTTACCTCCTTTAATGAAAGCTAATTATGATTTTTTGATGAAATCCAATCCAAAGATTACATTTCATTTGTACAATGAAAATGAATGTCGAGAATTTATTAGAATGCATTTTGAATTTGACGTATTAGATGCATATGACAGATTAATTCCTTGTTCTTATAAATCTGATTTATGGAGATATTGTGTATTATTTATAAATGGTGGAATTTATATGGATATTAAATACAAATGCGTTAATGGTTTTAAATTTTTGGATCTCACTGAAAAAGAAAATTTTGTAAGAGACCATAATCCGAATGACACTTATACAGCTTTAATAGTGACTTTGCCAAGAAATCAAATACTTTTTAAATGTATAACACAAATTGTAGAAAATGTGAAAAATAAATATTATGGTGATGGATGTTTAGAACCTACTGGACCAGGATTACTAGGTAAATATTTTACTCAGGCAGAAAAAAATTCTATGGAAATGTATCATGGTTTAGTTGAATGTATTAATAAATATTATATTGTAAAAGGCGATAGAATAATATTGAGTTTTTATGATGGATATAGAGAAGAACAATCAAAATATCAAAAAAACAAACATTATGGCAAATTATGGGAGGAGAGAAATATTTACATGTAAACAAATCACATAACATACTTTCCCCAGCTCATTCCTTTACCATTTTGATAATCTTTTTTACATAATTCTATAATTTTTCTTTCTGTAACATATTCTTTCCAAATTTTTGTAGGACCAACTGTATATGGTTGTTCCCACTCTTTTTTATACATTGTATCGTCTAAAATTAATATTGTATCATTATGTGCAAAATTTTTACAATTATCTATATCAGCCTTTGCTGTTTCATAATCATGACCACCGTCAATAAATATTACGTCAAATTTTACATTTTTATTTTTATTATAAAATTCCGGAACACTTATTGTACTATCACCTAATATTAATGAATGACGATTTTTATAAGTTAAATCAATATATTCTTTTGCAATCTTAACATAACTATAATAACCTAAATCAAATGATGTCAATGTTAAATTTATATTATTTCTCAAAAAAACTTCAGCAGAATGCCCTGCATTAAAACCAATTTCCATAATATTTATATTTTTTTTGTTAGTTAAATTAATTAAATCCATAACTTGTTCTTTGCAATTTTGACAATGTCCTTCAAAACTTCCTTTGCCAAAACCTTTATTAAATAAATATTGTGTAACAGACATTGTTTATATATATTATATATATATAAAAATGTCAAAAATTACAATTGTCGTATCAAGATATAATGAAGATTTATCTTGGTTAAATGAAAACCCATTTAATTTATTTGAATATATTGTATATAATAAAGGTGATAATGATAATTTTTCTAAGACTAATGTAAAAAAAATAATTAATTTACCTAATTTAGGGAGATGCGACCACACTTATTTACATCATATTGTTGAAAACTATTATAATTTAAGTGATATAATTGTATTTTTTCCAGGTTCAGTAAATATTGATAATAATAATAAAAAAGGACGTGCAAAAACTATATTACAAAATATTATTGATAGTAATTATAACAATGCATATTTTATGGGAAAATATCATAAATCAATAAAAAACGATTTTTACAATTTTACAATCAATAATTATAAATGCAGCTATGAACAAAATTTTATAAAAAATAATGAAACAAAATTATTTAGAAGTAGGATTAGGCCATATGGTAATTGGTATAATTTTTTTTTTGGAAATACAGAAGCTCATTGGGTCACATTGGGAGGTGTATTTTCTATTGATAAAAGAGATATAATACAACATCCTATAGAAAGGTATATAAATTTAAGAAGCGTTGTTGCATTACATTCAAATCCAGAAGTAGGACATTATATAGAACGTTCATGGGGAGCAATTTTTTATCCTTTAGTTTACACCTTAAAAATTTCTGAATAAATATTTTTGCAAATAATTCGTAAATAAATATTATATAATATATCTTATATAATATGTATTATTTGTCTTTATTATCTATATTTAAAAATGAAACAATGAACTTAAAAATTTGGCTGGAACATTATTTATGGCAAGGAGTTGAACATTTTTATTTGATTGATAATGGAAGTGATGATAATCCTTTATCTATTTTACAGGAATATATTGACAAAGGAATTATAACATATTTTTATCTTCCTGAAAAACATAAACAAGTAGAACATTATAGATATGTTTTTGATAAAGAAAACTTAAAACAGAAAACTTTTTGGTTAGCTGTTTGTGACTTGGATGAATTTTTTTATGGAGTTGATAAAAAATTATCTACAAAGCTACGAGCTTTACAAAGTTCTTTTAATTACGTTTTATGCAATTGGCAAATGTTTGGTAGTGATGGGTTAAAAGAACATCCCGACGATATTAGAAAGGCAATTACTCATTGTGATAAAAAATTATGGTTGGAAACCAAATATATATTTAAACCTTTGTCTATCAAAGATAGTTCTTCTATCTGGATACATAGTTTAATAAATATCCCGTATTTTAATAAATCTAGAATACGAATAGCAAATCAATTAATAAAATTAAATCATTATCCTATTCAGTCATTGGAATTTTTTCAAAAAGTAAAGATGACTAGAGGTGCTGCTGATTGTAAAAATTCTGAAAATGTTAGAGATATGAATTATTTTAATAAATATGATTATCGCGATATTAATGATGAAACATTAAAAAACATAATTTTAAACACACCACCTGATTATTAAATGTTATTTTTTGTATTTATAACATATTTTTCTATATATTGATCTAATAACATTTTATTTTCACTTGAATTATTATCTTTTTTAATACCTACAAAATATAAATCTTTGGAATGATAATTATAATAACTATCCCAATTTTTAAAATTATTATTTAAATCTAATACATTATTTACATGACGAATTGTTAAATTTTTATAATAATCCTGCATATCTTCAAATTGAGCAATAGAACCATAACTTGCTTCTGGACAAGTTCTTCTTGTTCCGTGTTCTGGTCTACCAAAACCCGCACATGTAAAACAAAAAAGACCGTTTGGCTTCAACATATCATATATTTTCAATAGTGAATCAGTATATGTTGGATCATGTTCAAAACATTCTGTTGATATTATTGTATTAAAATATTCATTTTCAAATGGTAAATCTTTTGTTTTAGATACAATGGTAACATTAGGAGCTTCAATAACATCATTGCCGTTATAATTACAATTTGTAAATAAATATTTATTATTGCCATTTATATCTCCTGAACCAACATCTAAAACCATTTTATCTATAAAATAATCTGGTAAAATTTTTTTTACAAAGTTTAAAAAATTATGAACTTCTGGATGCATTTATATATTATATTTATAAAATTAAATTTAATAAAATAATATTCCTTTACATATCCTTATTTTTGCGTTTGAATTTTTTCTAGCCATTTGATGAAATGCTCTATGTTCACAGTCTTCATATAGTCCTTTTATATGACCATAATCTCTATAAACTAATCCTCTTGATTTTTGAGCGTTAGAATGTGTTTTAATAAATTCTGGTGGAAATAAATCAGTTCTTACTCTACCATCGTAGTAAGTATTTAAAAATTTTGTGGTCCTGTAAATTGAAAATCCATTAAATGATGAAATACATGGCAATAGTTGTCCTGGTTTCAAATTGTTTATTTTATTCATAACGTAATCTCTAATTATGCTATGATATTGATAGTTATTATTAAAATGATTATAACTAAAACAATAAGGCCAAATTGATAGTCCCCATATATCATAATAATGTGGATAACTATTGAACGATAAACCGTCCCAATCTTCTCTCTTTAACATCGATTGAAGAGGTTCTATGTTTAATTTTTTACAATTTACATTATCCATATCCATCATAATAAAATAAGGAAAGTAATTCTTATTATCCCTAACATATTGCAAACAAAAATTACGTGCAATAGCTATATTATGTGTTCTAAATCTACTCATAGGTTTTTTATTTATATAAAATAATAATCTTGGGTTTTTTTTTTGATATTCTATTAATATATTCAATGTATTATCACTTGATTTATCATAATAAAGAACTATTTTATAATCATCAAAGAGAGAACCTATTTTTTCAATATTTTCAAAAACCTTATTTAAATAAGGTGCACAATTTTTTACAGGTCCGCAAATACAGCAATTCATTATAATATTTGTTTTATTTAAAATTGAAAAATAAAACCCATAAATAAAATAATTTTAACTTAAATATTATGTATGAAGTAGTTACTAGTAGATTTAATAATGAAACGCGAGATGCTAATTATGCATACAGAAAAAAACATAATTTCACATGTATGTATTGTTGTCCATCAGAATTATCTCCTAAAATACCATACAATACACCTGTATTTGTGATTGAAATGAATAATACTATTAACAAAATTGAAGGTATCGGTCTAATTAAAAATAATCATGACACAAAAAAATATTATAAAGTTCATTCTGATGGAAATACTAATAGATATACGTATATTGGTAAGTATTTTATTGAACGTTATACCATTAATTGTTATAATCCAAGTTTAGTTTTTATACTAGAAGAAATATTGTTTAAGGGGAAAACACATTCAAAGAGAGGTTCTGGATTAACAATAATACCAGAGAAGGTTTTAAAATTTGATATATGTGAAGGAATAAATATAAAAAAAGAAATAAAACAACTCTTTATTCGTCATTATAGAGAGAAAAGTAATAGCGATAATGAGTGTCATAATGAGTGTGATATTATTTGCAGCGAGGAAAATTTACAAAAATAACTAACTGAAAAAAAAGCACTGTAAAAAAGGCACTATGCATTAAATATGTTTATTTATTTTTTTTTATTAAAAACAATATCTATAATAATGATATGACAGATATTGATACGAATATTGCTAGTTATTCACTTCCAGAATTATTAACTATAGCCGATATTGAAAATGATAATATTAACAAAGATCAAATTATTGTAAAAACTAATTATTTAATTAATAGATTTAAAGGTAAAAATCCTAAATTAGCTGTTTTTTTTAAAGAAGTACAAAGTGAACTTTTACAATATGTGAATGGCTTAGAGGTACATCACGAGGAAAACAATGAAGGGAAAATTATTGTTGAGGGATTTGGAAGTATGTCTAATGCAGCTATTTATCCTGCAGGTGATAAACAAATTTCAGATTGGTATGAAAACGAAAATCTAACACAAAGTGACCAAAATCAGGTTAATAAAATTACACAAAGACAGCAAAAAATTCAGGTTTTTGGTAATCAACACGCACCTATGAATAGGGAACAACTTGCTACCACTGATAATTATAGTTTACCTGTTAAACAAGATTCTTTAAATCCAAATTTAAAAAATACAATTAATCGCTTTGTTAATTTAGATAGTCAATTTAGACAATATACAAGTGGTGTTGATTCAATATCTACTGATTATACATTAGATCTCTCTGATACTCTAAAAAATGCTTTAAATTTAAAGCTATATTCATATCAAATACCTTATAGTTGGTATGCTATTGATAGCGCATATGGTAATACTTGTTTTTGGATACTTGATGCAAGCACCAACAATGCCATTACTATTTCTGTTCCACCTGGAAATTATTCTCAATCTGCTTTTGTGACCCAATTAAATTTATCCTTTAGAACTGCAGGATTTACTACACCTGCTTATGGAACTCCTACTTCTCCTATTTATGCTCCTGCAAATAATCCAGCATATTATAATCCTAATAGTGGAATTATTTCATTATTTTTGTATGGTGGAACATTTATTGATCCTGACGGAATTTTACCTAGCTTTACTATAACTACAGCAACCACTATTATTTTTTATGATTTTACAGGTGCATTGCAATGCACTATTACTTGCGCTAGTAATGTTAATCATTATTTTAATAATACTCTTGGATGGATTATGGGATATAGATACCCTTATCTTTTTGTTGATCCTAGTGGTATTACTGCTTCTGCTATTTTAGACCTTAATGGTACTAAGTATTTGATATTAGTTATTGATGATTACAATCAAAATCATGTTAATAATAGTCTTGTCTCCATTACACAATATTCGAATACTCTTAAAATGCCCTCTTATTATTCTCCTGATTTACCTTATACATGCATTACACCTGCTCAACAAGGTAATAATTTAACACAACTAGTTGCAGGTGTTACTGTTCAATCATTTTCTAATACTCCATATCAACAAAACGCTTATTCTCAAAATACGGCTATAACACCACATCCTTTAAATCCTGCAAATGTAGATGGACTTTTAATAGCAGGAAAATATCAACAAAATTATACATCTACTCCAATTGTTTTACCAAGTGCTCCACGAACATTAACACAAGCACAAATTTATACTATTAATGAAATTAATAAAAATAGTTCTAATCTCACTAATTATTTGGCTAAAGCACCTACATCTTCTGATATTCTTGCAATTGTACCAGTTAAAACTTCTACTGGTGTGCCTACTGGTTCTCTCTTGGTCGAATTCAGTGGTTCTCTACAAGATAGTTCCAGAATTTATTTTGGTCCTGTTAATATAGATAGAATGGCTGTGAAATTATTAGATGATAAAGGTAATGTATTGAATTTAAATGGTAATGACTGGTGTGTTACACTTGTATGTGAATGTTTATATCAATATTAAAATATTTTTATATTTTATGAGTATAATTATTGATTTATTTAATGAATTTGGACGTTATGGGCCATTAATTCTATTTTTTCTCTCTATGTTTATTTTGTGGAATAATAATAATTTATTTTTCTATTATATAATCGGTATTTTTGTTAATACTATTTTAAATTTAATTTTGAAAGGTATTATAAAACAACCTAGACCATTGGAAGACGTTAATAAATTTAATTTAGCTTTAACTCGTGGAAAAAGATTTTTATTTAATGATGGAATACCATTTAATATATTTGGTATGCCATCTGGACACGCACAAAATGTGCTTTTCTCAACAATATTTATATTTCTCTCTACAAAACAATATAATTTATTATATGTTTACTTATTATTCTCTTTATTAATAATATTACAAAGAGTTGTATTTAATTATCATACTATTTTGCAAGTAATTATTGGTGCCATTGTTGGTTCTCTCTTTGCTTACTTTGTTTATTATCTAGCTAGAGAGAAAATTAAAGGACATATTACAGAGAAAAAAGATGACAATGGACCTATCTAAAATGGTTTACACATGTTTTATTTTATATTTTATAATATTATATACTATTATAAAATGTCATGTCCTAGCAATACAAATAACCTAGACCCTAATTATTATCAAAATGTAAACGGATATGCAGTTCCTTCTGCTATACCATATAACAAAAATATTACTTCAAATAGTTGTCGAAAATATAAAGCTTCTTATCCTCCATTTTCTCCAACAATTAGTAGTTTATCTGTAACTAGTAGTTTTGTTGGAGCTTATTCACTTGTTTATATTTATGGAACCAATTTTTTACCACCTTGTTATGGCACTACATATGTGAATTTTGGAACTTTTAAACAAATTCCTATAACATTTTATAGTACTAGTTCTATTTCTTTTGTTGTACCTTTAAATGCGCAAGCAGGAACATATAACGTTGTTGTTGTTAATATTTATAATAGCAATTTTAGTCCAGCTGTTAATCAAAGTTATGCAGGTAATGCAAATTTTTCTAATACAGTTAACTATACAATTGAATTACCAAATGGCATTAAATATCAATTATCGGGAAGTTATACTGTTTCCAGTAATTCAAATTATAATACAGTTATTACTTTTACTGGTAATGGAACCTTTATTATATTAAATAATATAGGTATACTAATTAATTATATTATTGTCGGTGGCGGAGGTGGTTCGGCAGCCTCTTTGGCTTCTTATTTCTATGGATATGGTGGTGGTGGTGGTGGTCAAGTTTTAATGGGAAGTTCAGTTTTAAATCCTAATACTTATAATATTATGGTAGGAGCTGGAGGAGCTGGTGGTACAAATATAGGTACTAAACCTAACAATAATGGACTTCCTGGAGGGAATTCATCTATTAATACTACTAATTTTAATGTAATAGCATATGGAGGGCAAGGGGTTAGTTATTCATCTTCCTCATCGTCAGGTGGAACTAGTGGGGCAGGTGGACTTGGTGGACTTGGTAATCAAACTGGTAGTGGTGGTGATGGTAGTAATGGTGGTGGGGGTGGTGGGGGTGGTGTTAATGGTTCTACATTATACATGGGAGGAAACGGAGGAGTAAATATTATAAATAGTAATTATGGTGGTGGAGGTGGAGGTGGAGGTGGAGGTGGAGGAGGAATTGGTGTTGGAGGTGGAGGACAAGGAAACGGTGGAAGTGGACTGGGAAACGGAACACCTAATACTGGTGGTGGTGCTGGTGGAATATTTGGTAGTTCATCATCTCTTGGTAATAATGGTGGATCAGGAGTAGTTATTTTGTATTTTAATACTTAAAAATTTTGTTATTAAATATATATGAATTATTTTTACTTATATATATTTATATTAATTTGTTTTATTATTGCAGTTTCTTATTTTAACACTTATTTAAATACTTACAAAGAGCCGTTTAATTCTGATAAGCAAAATTTTGTTTTATTAGGAGATAGCATTCTTAAGAATGATGCTTATGTATCTCAAGGGAAAAGTATTGATGATTTACTTATGGAGAGAACCAATGGTAAATCATTATGTTTAGCAGCGGATCATTCAAAAATAGTTGATATTTATAATCAAGTTGGAAAAGTTCCAGATGATTATAATAACAATTTAACTACAGTTTTTCTCTCTGCAGGCGGAAATGATATATTAACTCATTATGTAGATCAGGAAAATGATTCAACTAGCACAAGTGTTTTAGAACCAATGTTTAAATCATATAAAAAATTAGTTCAAAGCATAAAAAATAAGTTTCCAAATGCGAATTTAGTTTTATTAGATATTTATTATCCTGATAATTTAAAATATAAACAATATCATCATGTAATATCTGAATGGAATAACAAAATATATGATTATGCAAAACAGTCAAACAATAATATATCAAGTGTTTTAAAAGTTAGTAATATTTTAACAAAACCCGAAGACTTTTCATTTGGTATAGAACCTTCTTCGGTTGGAAGTAATAAACTTGTAGAAACAATAATGACTAGTTATTGATACAACTAATTTTTTAGTAGTTTAAATATTGTTTTTATTACTTCTTCTTCTGACCATTCACTACCTGACTTATACAAGTTCCAACTTGAAATATTTACTTTTATAAATAATAATTGAATAGACGGATATAATTTAATTGAACCTAATATATCATTATTTTTAATTATTATTGGGTCCATATTATCTCCTCTACTTTCGATTGTATATCCAGTTAAATCTGTAGATAAACATGTGCGATGTTTATGTTTTATCTTAGTATAATCTAAATTATATTTCAAAAAATATTCTTGTAGTATTTCTTTGTCCATTTGTATATTTTTATTTATATGATTATATTTATTTTTTGTATCAATTTTTTTAGTATCTTAATTTATATTTTTATTTAACTCTATAATATAACAATAGTTGATAACTTTTCGTAAAATTCCATTCTAAAGGTGTTCCATCATAATCCTTTGTGCCTTCAAATTGCCAGTTTATATTGCTGTTTAAATTATCCTTCCATTTCATAGAAACCAAACGATGAAAGCTCATACCATCATATCCAAATTCTTTACCTTCGCATGTAATAGTGGCGCAAAAATGTTGCTTTGATATATCTCTTATAACGGCACTGTCTATTTCATATTTGGCATCATTCAATTTAAATGAATTAGGTTTTGTTTTAAAAGTTTGCGCATCTTGTTCAAAAATTTGTAAAACTATTATATGTGGCAAATGTGTCATTTTTTTCATAGTTTCTATCACATTGTCTTTCCAATTAATATTAGCATTTTGTATAAATAACATTTGAATAGAACTATTATTTAAATAATTTATAATACTTGTATAATAGTATATTGGATTGCCAGCTTTATCTACATCAACAATATATGGATTTTTCGTTTTATATGAAATTGGAATATTTTTATATAATAAATGTATAATACTATTTGTATCTAATTTATATGCATATTCATTACCTGTAAGACAAGCGTCAATACCAAAATTAAGCAAAGCAAATGCGTCCCGAAGTTTATCTGGAATAACTGTGCCGTCTTTTTGTTTACCTTCTATCATTAATTGTCTCAAAAAATGAAAAAATTTGCGACCTTTATCGCTAACAAAAAAAGTCACAAACATAGAATTAAACCAGCAATTAGAATGGGATTGAATTGGAGGTATAATTTTTTTAGGGTCAATATGTTTATCAGCTGCTAAATTTTTTAATAAAAATTTTTTAGCTTCTGGTGTATAATAGTAGAAACAACTTTTACCATATAATTTACCAGGAATTCCTATTTGCAACGGTTCTTTTAAATCAAACGCATTTTCCATATTGCAATTTAATAAATCTTTACGTTGTATTGACTTTAAAGTAACTAATTCTCTATTAATTGTAGGTGAATAAGAATCTAATACTAGATTATTTGCAATCCTACTACTTATTTTGCGGACATTTAAGGGTGTTTTAGTTGGCAATATTATCTCTCTTTTATTATGCTTAAATGTTTTATTATGCGTTTTTTTATTTTGTTTATTTTTATGTTGATGTCTTTGTTTTCTAGATTTATTCATATAAATAAATAATATTTTTATTTAATATAATGGGAGCAGGTATATTACCAACTACAATACATAATGGGAAACTTTATTTTTTATTTGGAAAAGAGAATAAATATGAAAGTTCAGCTCCAGGTTTTTCTGATTTTGGCGGCGGAACCGATAATAATGAAACTTATTTGGAAACCGCCGTAAGAGAAGCAGGAGAGGAATTTACTGGGTTTTTAGGCAGTGATTCAGACGTTCGCAAATTATTAAACAAATATGGAACTTATATTATTGACCACAAGACAAATGGTCATAAAATATATCGTATGCATATTTTTCCTTTTGAATACAACCATTGGTTGCCATATTATTATAACAATAATCAACGTTTTCTCCAAAAAAGATTAGACCCTAATGTAATAAAAACTTCAAAAATTTTTGAAAAAGCCGAAATTCGTTGGATTTGTGTAGATGAACTAAATAAAATGCGCCCACAATTTCGTCATTATTTTTTAAATATTATTGATATGATGCTAAATGAGAAAGAAAGTATACATTCTTTTATAGAGAAAAACTTAAAAAAAAGCACTAAAAAAAAGACACTAAGAAAAGGAGGTCGTAACCATAAAAAAACCAGGAAAAATTATTAGAGCTCTTCAACTCTCTTTTCCTCTTTATCTTGTAAATCTTCTTCAACTCCTCTAATTCTTGTAATTGTTTCTATTAATTTTCTGTTAAATGGAGACAAACTATTATCTCCATTTGTATCATCTATTTCTATGTGTAATGATATAAAAATATCTGTCTCTCTATCTTCATTTGTAACGTCAATATTCTCTCTAATATAAGTTCTTATTTGTTCTGTTTTTAATTGTTTGTCATTATACATATATCTTCCAACATCAGTTGTATATAATATTATATCATTCCTTAAAAATTTCTGTGGTTCTATTATGACAATTTCATTTTTACTGGTTAACCATACAATAACTGAATGACCTACATCTTTTCCTCTTTTTATATAATTCATTGCTGTTATGATTGATTGATTTTCTGAAAATCCATATACTGAACGCAATGATATTAATTTATTTCTTGTTCTCTCTATAAAAAGTGTTATTACTTCCTCTAGTTCACCTTCTCTTCCTGAAAAACTATACCATTTTGAATGAAAATTTAATTCTTTATTTAAATATTGTGACATCTGAGTGGTTGTTAATCCTGGTTTTCTTACCATCATATCAATGGATAATTCTTCAAATGTTGGAATACTTATTGTTCTTAAAAATAAAAGTGTGTTTAATGTACATGTTCCATAATAATTTCTAAATACATCAGATACTTCATTTGCTTGTTTTATTCTTTTTATTATATCTGTATCTGTCATATTTTGCACTCCTTTTGCAAATACAAAAAACATTGATATGAAAAAAAATACAATTAATGGATTAGCTCCACCTTTTTGTATTCTTAATTTTCTAGTTTTTCTATATTTTAAATTTCTTTTCATTTTTGTTTTTCTTTTTTTTCTTTTACCTCCTATTTGTTGTTCTAATTGCATTTGAAGTTTCTCTAAAAATACGTCTGTAAAATTAAAAATTAATGCATTATTAAAGTCGCATTCTGTTTGAGGAACATTGTTTATTGTTTTATTTAATATATCATTTACTTTGACACTTGTTATAATTGAAAATGTTTTTTCTTCTTCCATATAAAATAAAAATAATTTATTATTTTATTATTTTTATTATAAAATTAATAATTTTACATGTATAACAAATTTTAGTAATTAATAAATTTTTTGCTTTGATAGATTTCATTTTTTTCATCGCGTAAATTTATTTCTTTTTCTAGCATATGACATTTTAAATGAAGTTTTTCACAAGTTTTAACTAATTTTGCATTTTCTTCTAGCAACTCTTTATCAGGGTGTAATCTATTTATTTCAGTATTTAGCTCGTCAATTATGATCAATAACTGAAAATTTTTTTCCAAAAAGTTCGTCATTTTCACTCTTAAAAATTAACAATTTATTATTTTCATTTTTTAACAATTCTAATTCGTGTGTTAATGCTTTCTTTTCTTCATTAAATTTTTTAATTTTTACATCAATAACTTTGAAAGTTTCATCTATCATTATTGATAGCATATATACTGCTATACAGCTAGTAAAAACTGTAATAATTACTAACATAGTTTCACTTTGCGCGAACATTTTTGCTCTGGATTGTAATACTTTTGATCTTTTTATTTATAATAAAATTAGTTTCAATTTTTTATTTTAGATAATATTTGAAATTATCTACTTAAAGACCTTTAAGTTATTTTATTTAATATATTCAGTTACCAAAAAATATATTCCAACAATTAATAGTCCTAAAGCCAAAAATAGTTTTAATAAATTTAAATATATTTGTGTGTCTTTATCATTTTTACATAGTAAAGTTTTTTTATTTTCACTTATTAGTGAAGCTGTAATACTATTTTCTATATCACTAATTCTATCTTCATTATTGCGATATATTTCATTCTTATTATCATATTTTTCATTCTTATCTGCATATAAATTATATATTGGTCCTATATCTTTCTCTCTATCCATAAATTTAACATTTATTTTTATCTTTAATAGTTTTAATAATTAGATAATATAAATGAAGATTACGCATACAATGGTTGTTATGTTTGTTGGAAGTTTCATTATTCAATACTATTTAATGTCACCAATTATGGTTAGTAACCGTATTTACATTACTAATAACATTGGCAAAGCATATATAGCAACTATAATGGGATTATTCATGATTTTATTAGAAGTTATGATGCACGACCATCAATATCACGTTTTTAGTTTCAATTTTTATATCATTTTATTTGCACTTTTAGCATTATTTGTTTATTTATATCGCAAACAAGTTGCTATCAATGATAAACAATATTTAGAAGGTATGATTGAACATCATTCTATGGCACTATTAACTAGTGAAGAAATTTTGAAGAAAACGGATAACTATTACGTAACCAAATTAGCTAAAAATATTATACAACAACAGGAAGATGAAATACGAATGATGAGAGAACTAGTAAAAAACCCAAATATCTAAACTAGTCTTCATATATTTTCTCGATATTTGTCATTAAATTACTAATAGTATTTGAATTTTTTTTATGATTTTCTATATTTAAATTCTTCTTTTTATTTATTTCTATAACAGAACTCCATGAATGAATTAAACATACATTGTAGCTATTCGTAAAATTAGAATAATTCCTTAGTTTACCATTACCTAATATGCTAGCCAATATAGAAAAAGTAGAATATTTAACACCTTGCAAAATTTCTTTGCATTTTGATAAACAAAACATATCTAAAACGCTATTATAATTATTATAGTTGCAATTATTTGTATAATCTATATTTAATATTTTTATATGTTTATTGTTTTTTGTTGTGATATCTTGTATAATATTTGTTATTTCATTTTTCCAATTATTGTCTTCACTAACAATTAAAAATATTGGCTCTTTTTCGTTTATAATTATATTTTTTACATCATCCAATAATTTATTTGTAATTATGTAAAATTCACATTGACTACTTATATGTCTTACATCTCCATTATTTGATACTTTATCACTTTTTCTCAAATGAATACCGTAAGCTTTTTCTATATCAGATGGGATTTTTGATAGTATAATTTCAGACGGTTTTATTATATTTTTCGCATATAAGACAAAATCGTTTGATATTTGTTCAAATGATAATTCAGGTAAAAACCTTTTAAGAAAATTATACACTTTATAAGGACATAATGATGATGAGGTATTTGGCGATTTAATGTAAAAATTACAATTGTTATTTGAAATTATTATATCATTAAAAGTAAACAATTTTTCTTCATAATAATTGTTGTCACCCCAAGCAAAACTATTATTACTATTTATAATTGGAAAAGTTATATTTGGTCTATAATTTAGATATTTACAAATCGTATAAAATCCTATTAGATCTAAAAATTGGTCACCTAATCCATTATATAATACTATATTTGCATTATTATTCATTTAAATATATATTTAATTATTAAAAAATTTTTCAGCTTCTTCCGTTTCCAAATGTACTTGTGGGGGCGATGCCCAGTCTTTATAAGGAATAGCTTTACTTGTTGATCTTTCCAAAGAGAGAAGTTCTTTTAAAGCTTGTATTCTTCTCTCTAATGGCTTAATTTGAATTGAAATTTTACGGGAAAGTTGCTTCCATCGCCATTCAAATTGGAGTGTAGCTTGCCAGTCAGGAAATCCAGATACGTGTACAGCTCTCGTCCATGTTTCACCTTGTGATACTTTTATTCCTGTTACGTGTGCACCACCTTTTATTTCTTTATTATGTTGTCTTAAACGTCGATTTAAATCAACTGTCGCACCTACATAAGTATTACCATTTGTTGATACTAATAAATATACATATGACATTTATTACTATCTAAGAAATTATATTTCATTTATTAATTCATTAATTCCTTTATCAAATTCTTTTTTGATTTCCCAACCTAAATCTTTTAATTTAACAAATTAACACATAATTTTTTGTTTCGACACTTTCTTGAAAAAGTTTTTCAATTTCAATAACATACTTGTATACATCATTATCTGGCGAATCCATGTTTTCTTTATTTTTAATTAAAAAAGGTTTAATTAATTTAAAGAGTTCGCAAATATCGTAAGAATTACCAACACTGTAATATCCTTCACAATCGGATTTGTTGCAAAGAGAATATAGACCTCCAACGCCAAAAAATATAAGCATATCAATTATATCTAATGAACAATTACCAAGGAATAACCCAATAAGAGGGGTATTTTCTTGATCTTCAGGTGTTTGTTCAAACTCTACAAGAGGTTCTGATATTTCTTCTTCACAAGGATCTTGTTCTAAAGTACCATATGTAAGTAATTGTCTCATAAAGTCATTTATAATTTGTTGAGCAACGAATGGATATGTTCCATTTTCATATTGGATGGTAGTCATTTGATATTTTAGATATTCTGCTGTTGCAACAATAGTAGCTGTACGTATTTCATTCCAAAAACTATAACCACAAGAAAAGGTTCTTGTACTACAAGTAATATCAATACCCATTTTATAATATACATAAAAAAATTTTATACTCTTTTGTAATTAAATATACTTTATTTAATTTTGTTAATTTATCTACATTCTGTAAGGAAAAATATAAAAAACATGGAAAAACTGTCCCTTTGAGTATAGTACAAAATTCGATTTTTTTGATGTGAAAGTTTTTTTGAAAAGTCAAAAATGGACAAAAAAAATGTCCAAAATTGAAAAGTTGAAATATTTTACTGCAAAAAATTTAATTGTGTGACCATAATTTAAAATTAACGTGTCGACACCAAAAAAATAATTCTAAAAGTGTGACGATAATTTTAAAAATATTTTTGCGGAAAAGAATTTGAGAATATTTTCTTTAGCTTTAGAAAGCTAATGCCGGCTAATAAAAATATGCTAAATATGCTCCAAAATTTTTACTGTATAAATTGTGACTATCAATGCTGTAAGACATCTAGTTGGAAACAACATATATTGACAGCTAAACACCAGAAAGCTAAAAATGGGCTAATGCAAGCTAATGAAAAATATGCTTGTGAAAATTGTGGTTTAAATTTTAAACATCAATCAAGCTTTTGTAGACACAAAAAAAAATGTATAGAAACAAATGATAAATATGATGATGAAATATCTGACAAAGAACTAATAATGATGTTATTAAAACAGAATTCACAATTGATAGAACAAAATGCAGAGTTAACAAAAAATGGAACACATAATACAAATAATTCGCATAATAATACAAATTCAAATAATAAAACATTCAATTTACAATTCTTTTTAAATGAGACGTGTAAAGATGCTATGAATATAATGGATTTTGTAGATTCAATAAAGCTTCAACTGAGTGATTTAGAAAATGTAGGAAAATTAGGTTATGTAGAAGGTATTTCAAATATAATAACAACAAATTTAAAAGCATTAGATGTGACGCAAAGACCAGTTCATTGCACTGATAAAAAGAGAGAAGTATTATATATAAAAGATGAAAACAAGTGGGAAAAAGAAGATGAAGACAAGAAAAAGATGCGTAAAGCTATTAAAAGAGTAGCATCAAAAAATCAAAAATTATTACCACAATTTAAAGAAGCGCACCCGGATTGTAGTAAAGCATCTTCCAAATTTTCGGATCAATATAACAAAATAATAATAGAATCATGTGGTGGTTCTGGAGACAATGATTTGGAAAAAGAAGACAAAATAATAAAAAATATTGCCAAAAATGTTACTATAGATAAAGAAAATTAATAATATTATATAAATCTTCTATGTGTTTTTATGTATCGTTTTTTGCTATTCTTTTTATTTCTTTTTGTTCTTCTCTTCTTTTTCCCTCCGTTTAATGGTATTTTATATAATTCATTCCAGATTTGCATTTGTTGTTGTTTAACTTCTTGTTCAGGAATTTCATCAATATAATTTTTATATAATCTAAGTAAAATTTTTTGATTCATTGGTTGCATGAAAGATAAAGAATTAAACAAATAAAGAAATATCTTGAGCTTATATCTAATCTACTAAAAGTAAATCTCATATAACTTCATAAGGATAGAAAAATGGAGTAGAATTAAATGAATAAAAATTAATTTGTCATTAAATTGATAGATCGAAAGAATAAAAATTCGACAGGATAGACACTAAGGCAGATAATGCACTTGATAAACTAGTAACTGAACTATTTGTATCACTTATTTCACTTGATAACACATTAGATAAACTAGCATCTGCACTAGTTCTAGTAGATACTTCACTAGATAATCCACTTGATAAACTAGCATCCGCACTAGTTCTAGTAGATACTTCACTTGATAAACTACTAGATAAACTAGCATCCGCACTAGTTCTAGTAGATACTTCACTAGATAAACCACTTGATAAACTAGCATCGGCACTAGTTGTAGTAAATACTTCAGTTGACAATGAAATGCTGAGATTAGTTATTAAATCTGGATTATTTTGTAGAGCACTTGCCAATTCATGTAAAGTATCAAGCGTTTCAGGTGTAGTGCCAATTAAATCGTCTATAACACCACTTAATAAAGTGACTTGAGTATATAAATCAGTAGATACTTCACTGGATAAACTAGTAACTGCACTATTTATACTAGATATTTCACTTGTTAGACAAGTTGATAAACTAGTAACTGAACTATTTATACTAGATACATCACTAGATAAACCAGTAACTGAACTATTTATACTAGATACATCACTAGATAAACCAGTAACTGAACTATTTATACTAGATACATCACTAGATAAACCAGTAACTGAACTATTTATAATAGATATTTCACTTGTTAAACCACTAGATAAACTAGTAATTTCACTATTTATATTAGATACTTGACTAGATAAATCAGTAGATACTTCACTGGATAAACTAGTAATTGTACTATTTATAATAGATATTTCACTTGTTAGACCAGTAGATGAATTAGTAGATACTTCACTTGATAAACTAGTAATTGTACTATTTATAATAGATATTTCACTTGTTAAACCACTAGATAAACTAGTAATTTCACTATTTATACTAGATATTTCACTTGTTAGACCAGTGGATGAATTAGTATATATTTCACTTGATAAACTAGTAACTGCGCTATTTATACTAGATATTTCAGCTGAAATACCCGATTGCAAATTACTAAAAAATTTGGTATCTAAATTGATATTTACTGCCATTATAATAGTTAATAAGAAAAAAATTAATTATAAATTTTTTATTCAATATATTCAAAATTTATAAATACTATATAAATAATTTTAATACTAAATCCCTATATTTTTGTTGTAAGATAATATTATTTGGTAAAAAACGATCTATCATTAAGCGATTATGTTTGACATATGCATCAATATTTTTATCGTGCTCAGTTAATATATTTTCTAATTTTTCAGAGGCTTCAATTAGATTAAAGTTATCATAAAAATAACCAATATCTTTACATAAATGAGCATTATGTAAAATGGGCCATCCCATCCATGCTAAATCAAAATAAACGTAATTTAATGGGTTTCCCCATTGATGCGAAACAACTATATCTGCATAGTCTTTCATAAATGATAATGTATTATATCTAGTTTCAATAGAACATTTTTTATCTTTAACTATATCAAATGATTTAACAAATTTGTTAAATTGTTCTAAATTAAAATCATTAATAGAAGATGACGAACCTATATTAGTAACATATAAATGTTTTATTAATTTATTTTTACGATAAGCATTTTCAGTTATTATAATAGATGGTAAAGCCCATTTCATTATACTTAAATTGGGTTCTAAAATAGCAATTTTTTTTTCAGCGCCTTTATTTTTATAGTATAGTTCATTTTCATTGCAATTATTAACTTTACAAAATAACTTAATAGCATTATTTGACCAAACAAAAGGAACATCAACACACTTACAATGATACAAAATTGCCCAAAAATCACAATTTAACTCAGTCATTTGTGGAATAGACCAAATTTCATCATATTTAGGATAGCCATTTATTGTAAAGTCATAATCATTTTTTTGTATTTTTTTATGTTGATTATATAATATTTTCTCGCTTTCAATAATGTATGTATTTCCACAAAAATAACCAACGTGCTTAGTTTTTAAATATTTTAAATAATTATAAATAAATAAATCACAATATGAAAAACTAAGTGTAATAATGAGATTAAATTCAGAATATAGAATTTCAGAATACTTTGTATATTTAAATCTGTTATCATAAAAAATTTCATTTAAAACGCTTTCACTTACATCAAATAATTTCGTATCTTCAATAATAAAATAAACATCAAATCCAATATTTAATAATATTTCACATAAATACAAACTATTCTGATTTATTCCATTTGAGAAAAAAGAAGCTACATTATTAAAGACTAGTAATGTGATACCTATTTTAATATTTTTAACTTCGGTAGGTTTTATAATTTCAAAAGGTACATCAGTATAACTTATTTTAGGTTTATAATAATGATTAAATAAAATATCATCATATTCGTTAACAGTTGAAACATAATCATCGCTATATTTTTTTTCACTTAACAAAATTATATTTTTATTGCATTTTTTATTTATAATTTCATAGAATATTTTTGAATTAATTTCTTGTTCACTTTTATCAAAACCAATTAATTTTTGTATTAAATTCAAAAGATAAAAATTATTTTTAGAAGAACCAAAAATTCCCGTGAATAATTGTTCTGAATTTATTATGGATTTAACACAAATAAAAACATCATTTGTCATATTTATATTTGTAATTTTTTTTGTAGGAATTACATTTATATCTATAAAAAATCCACCTTTACAGTATAATACATAAAGTATAAAGCAAATTTTTTTTATATATGCATTTTTAATTATATTAAATTCATCAAATGTAAAATTTTCAGTTATATTCTCTTTAAAAAATGTTTCATATGTTTTATCATGTTCATATAAAAACGAATAATTACATTTCGTTGTTTCTGAAAAAGAATTCTCTATAGTCTTAGGGTATCTAAATTTTGACAAAGTAAATAACTCCATTATATTTATAATATTATAATAAAGTAAAATTTTAAACTAATGGCATATTTATAATCTTAGAAAATAGTATTAAAATATAATTTAAAATTATAAAATGTTATATGAGTATATGTCATTAAAAATAATAAATATAACCGTTCCCGAAGAAAGTATTTTACATATTGAAGATTTCTCTCCAGAAGAGAACTATTTAATGTTAAAAATAGGCAGTCAATGTTTATTGGAAGGTCGAAAAGCAGTTTCAGGGTTAACACAAAATGAAATTCTTCAAAAGATAAGGAAGGAAACAAAGGAAGAAATACAAAAGTTGGAGATGAATATAATGGTTGAAAAAGAGTTATCAAAAAAAATGGAAGAGAGAATAACTGCAATTTATGATGCACAAGTGTCACAAATGAAGAAACAGATTGAATTTCTCTCTAATCAAGTAAAAACATATGAATTAGAAAGTAAAGAATTGGTAAAAAGGGAAGTAGAAAAAGCAAAAGAGAAATTTGATTTATTGTTACAAGAAAAAGATAGACAAAATCAATTGAACAGGGAAGTATTTGATAAGGCAATTCAATTGACAAATAAAAGCACATCTCATAAAGGTTCTGAAGGAGAGAAAACTTTTAGTGAATATGCAGAAACATTCCAAGACTTTAAAGGATTTGATATTATTGATAAACATACACAAGGCGGTCAAGGAGATTTTCATTTACATTTTGAAGATTTTGATGTGTTAGTGGATGCAAAGAATTATAAAAAGAAGGTTCCAGTAGACCAAAGAGAGAAAATAAAGAAAGATTTATTAAAGAACGAACATTTACATTTTGCATGGTTAGTTTCTCTCAATACATCAATTGAAAAATATGACAAAGCACCAATAATGTATGAATGGATAAATACTAGACAATGTATAGTTCATATAAATAATCTCTCAAGCTTTGAAGATCCAAAAAAGATTTTGAGAATAGTTTGGTTTACATGTAAAGAATTATATAAATTTATTGAAGATGTAAATTTTGATGAAACAGAAGTAACTGAACTTAGAGAGAAGAATTTTAAAATAATGGATAAAATAAGAAATATTCGAAAGACAATTAGAGAGATAAATACTTCTATGAATGCGACCAGAAATTTAATTCAGGTTATGGATGATGAGTTGAAAGGAATATTAGAAGCCGAAACTTTTGAGATTGTGTCTTCAAACTTTTCTCTCTTTGATGATTGGTGGGGACTAAATTTAGAAGTTACAAATGACGAAACATTGGTTTCATCTACAGATTTATGGAGTAGGTTCAAACAAGAAAACAAATTGATGATAAATGAGATGAATATAACAGGTGACAAATTTAAACAATATATTAAAACAAAGGTTCCATTGTCGAGTATTATATTACGAAATAAAAATTCGAACTCTGCATTTGATGTAAAAGGTTTAAAAATGAGGGAACAAAAAGAGGTGATTGTAGAAGAGATTTTAGAATTAGAATTAAACGAAGAACTATTAAAAAAAAAGAAAGTTGTAAAGAAGACAAAATAAAAAATTAATGTTTTGCAAATAACAAAAAATTAATTATAAATAAAATTTACAACTTTCGACCATTTTATAAACGTAAAATGATAATTTATTTGTAAAATATGTATACAATTGCATAGAAACAATATAAACCTAAAAGTAAATTAACAAATGAATTCATATAAATGTCCATAAAATTAACAACTTTTTCAGTTATATCATTTTTATTAATTAAATGCCAAATAAAACCTTTATCAATTAAACAGTAAGAAATATCATATAATAAATATGAAAATATAATTATATTAAGATAATAATTGTTACTATTTCTCAATAGTATTAATAAACCCACGCAAAGAATTAATGTGAACATTGTAAAAAAATCTCTAATATTGACTAAATATTTCCAAATACCCGTAGGTGGTGGATTATAGACTGGATATTTGAAGTCAATAAGTATATCAAAGCTTTTCTTAAAGGCTAAATATATTATGAATATTATTAAAATATAATATATATTTTCTTTTTTCATTATATAAATAAGTAATATTTTTTTAGCGTAATAAATTTTAAATACAACAGTTATCAACTTGTAAATAACAAGTGAACTCAGTATTTGATGTGAAAGGATTAAAAATAAGAGAAAAGTATATTTTCTAAATATAAAAAACTAATAAGAGATAAATATTTGAAAGCTATGTAGGTTATAAGTATTTAGGGAAACGCCTACGGCTAATGGAACATGTTTCCCTAAATACTCTCTCCAACCCAACGACGCCAATTGGCGTCACTATGACACGCATTAAGCGTAGAATATAATTTTCACAATCTCTCTTTGATGACATATTCAATGTAAAATTTGTTATCAAAATTATCATATATATTTTGCTGCATATAAGTTACACATTTGATGCAAAATTGTGCCGACTTTGAGAGCGAATATGTATATTTACAGTTTTTTCAGTTTATGACGACAATATGCAGCGTCATTATATGTCAATTCATATATGCCACATTGTAACCCTAGCAGGAGACTGGCTCGTGACACTTTTTGGTAAAAGTCTCTCTAAATTTGTGACCATAATGGTAAGGTGATTTGAGAATGTTTGATTGCAACTGAACGAGACCATAATAGCAGTCATATCTCAATGTGAAGACACACTGACATCACATATCGTCATAATGCGTTTTTTTG